GCAATTAAAAAGTCGTGGTGGTAGATAATATCTCCATCTGTATAAGAAACGAGATACTCCTCTTGGAAATTAAAGTTGTTCACTTGAACATCTAAAATTTGTGGATTTTTAAGTTTTGTCATTTTCGTTTTGTTTTGGTAGGACAAAGGTGTGGTTTATTTTAACATCTGTCAAGAACTATTTGCAATTTAGAATGATTCTAAATTATAAAACCTTGATACATAAAGAAATCCGTTAATTATCATCTTAATTACAAATATAATTAAAGCTATATTTAAGGCATAAATAAGGCATAACTCTAATAAAGTTAATCTTCGCATTGTTCAATATCGTTATTCTCGCAATCACTTGCTAAATCTTCTTGTTTGTCAATCCAATACTGGTGTTCTTTTAAATCTTCCATAGTTAGTTTTTTTTACAATGTTAGTGATGATTTATTAATAATAATAATTTATTTGCAATTTAGAATGATTCTTGATAATTATTAGCTCCGAGAAAAGTTTAAGGTTTTAGTGGTAAGAAAAAGGTGTTTATACCCTCCCCTCCCTAAGAGAATATAAACACTTAAACTTACTAAATTATTAGCTCCTCAAATAAGAATCGGTAATAGCTTGGCTCTTGCTGGGAAGGTGTTTTACAGCCCAATCACAAGATTTAAAAGTTTGACCTACATACTGGTAGTACAGATGGCTTTCGCCTCTCTTTGTCCACTTATTAAAGTCAGTCAGATTATGCTTGAAGCTAAAAAAAAAGGAGTTAAGTCCGAACACTTAACTCCAATTTATTTCTTTTCTCGCTTCCCTATCGAAAGGGTATCTATTGTTCGGAATAAATACTCTTTGATACTGCAAAGGTAATAATGTTTTTAATATCTACAAACTTTTTTTTAATTTATTACAAAAAAAGCCCCACACTAAGTGGAGCTTCCCTAAACCAAACTATTTACCTTAAAAACTTAAAACAATGCAAAGGTATAAACTTTTTTTATAATATATACTTTCTTATTAATAAATATCCAACAAACCCTAAAACAAGGACTATAACCCAATTAGATACCATATCGCTAAATGAAGCCTTTTTAATGACCTCCTTTGAACTTTCTTTTGCTTTTTGTACAACTACCCTATCTTCCTTCTTATTGGCTGAAATCGCCTTATTTTCGTTCTTATTCTCAAGTACCTTAGTAATTACAGAATAATAGGTTTTATTGATAGTATCATACTTAACCTCGTAGATATACTCAGTCTTAGTAATAATCTTACCAGTATCGGTATAAACTGTATTAATTACCTCTTTAACCTCGGTAACAATCTCTTTTTCAACTTTAACAACAGTCTTGGTCTTGCAAGAGTAAAGTAGTAAAATTACTACCATTAGTAATAAATACATTATAAACTTCTTCATATCTTTTTTCTCTGTTTTTGAGGATTTGCTTTAATTGTTCAATCTCTTTCTTTAACGATATTAACTCTTGTTCTTCTGTCATAGGGCGACAAAGGTATTATTTATATCTTGTAATTACAACATTTCATCTTCAATGTTTCTTTCTAAACACCTAATAGCTTTTTTTAAGTCTTGTATTAAAGAATCTTTTTTCCCAGACCTTAAAATATATTTAACTGCATTAAATTTAAAGTTATTTAAAGCATATGCTTTACCTAAATCGTAAACATCAATAGTAACACCTTTGATTACCGCTTTGTAATAATCTGGCTTTAATACTGCATCAGCTATCTGTTCGCCAGTTAGGTCTTTAGTTTGTAATTTGATTGTTTCTTCTGGATAGAGTTTGTGTTTTTCTGTGCAATTAGGACAAGGAGAATCACATTCACAATTCTCAAGGTGGTTAATTTCTTCGATACTTTTCATTCTGTTTTTCTTTTAGTTTTTCTAAGTTAGTTTCTTTTATTATTTCTCTTTTTACTGATTCTATTTCTGAATATAGTTCTTGTAGTCTTTCAATTAGTTTCATTCTCCTCGTCATAGTCTAAAAAATTCAATCGTGTTTTAACCATTCGCATTAACTGTATTTGCAAATCTACTTTAAATTGTGAATTAAAAAAAGTAAAAGACATCTCCTCTGAATCTTTAAACATCCCCCAAAATAAATCTATTTCTGCGAGAGTTTGGTCATCGGTTACTTCCTCAATATCATCTATGTTTTCTATGTTATCAGCCATAACATAAAAATACGAAGATTTTAAGATTTATTGAAGTCGTAAACCACTCCGTTGTAGTAACATCTTCCATCAATAATAATGTGCGGAGATGCGAAAAAACGCACTTTATCGCCATCTACCCAGAAATGTACCGTTACAAAGCCGTTCTGCCAGTCTGCTACCACTCCAGTAGGTAAATACTCCACTTGATTGATTAATCTGGTACATCCAGATTCTAACCAAACATAAGGAGCTTTCCTATTTGTAAGGTATTTAGAGTTTAATCTATGAGTGTGGCCAGTAGAGCCAGATGACATATAATCCTTTATGTTTTGTTCTGCTGCGTTCTTAGCCAATTTAAGCCCATGTGTTACATCAAATATATCAAAGTAGGTAAATACATCAGAAGGGTCATAATTCATTCCTAAAGCCTCTAATTGAAGCATTTCCTCAAGTTTAGTAGTCTGAAAGTTATTGTAAAGGATAGCTAAGTTTTTTAACTGCTTATCTCCTAATAAGTTAGGCTTTGTAATCCTTTCACAATGGTTTCCAGTTCTGATACGAATCTCTGCATCGGTGCTTAATCTTAATGGTTTTAAGACTTGTTCTACTGTATAGTCTATTTCTCCTATCTCTGTATAGCCGTTTAGAATACCATCCATATAGAGTTTTTGTGTATGTTTAGACAAAAATGGCATATCTACCAAATCTCCGTTGATACATACTTCATCAAATTTGTTGTCCTTTAGGATGTTGTTGATACATTTTAATGTTCTTAGGTCGGCTAACCATCCATGTACATCGGAGAAAATCATTACAGAATAAAGTTTTTTATCCCATAGCTTTTTTTCTTGCCTTAGATTGAACTCATTAGGGGTTAATCTTGGTCTGTTTAGGTTCATACAAATGAGTTATAAAGTAAAATATCTTCGTGCTGTGCAAATGCTATTGAATCTTTAGAACTCAATAGGGGCTTTATAATGGCATAATAAGTGATTATTCCATTCCATACAATTAGGTCGTTAGATTTATAAAGCATAATCCCTTAATTTTGTGCAAGTTAAAGATTATTTTATAAAATACAAATTAACTTAATAATGCGTAGAACTCTTTAAAGTGTTTAATCCTATCAGCAAGACCTATTGTACCACCATTAACTCTTTTAGTAACAGAAGTAACTACTAAATCAGTAGCACCTTTATCAGCTATTAAATTAAGCCCATTCTTAGACCAAAACCAAGCAGCAGAAGCTAAAGGATATTTGGTCGCTACAAGCTCTGGGTTGTTAGTTATATCCTCTGGAACGGTTTTATCAAACTCCATATAGTTAGCCTTGCCAGTAAGCTGAATATAGCCTTTACCAGCGTATTTAAAGCCATCCTTTGAAGCTTCATCTCCATTGCCCATTCTATTAGCATAAACCTTAGAAGCTATCTTCTCTGGCATCCTTGCATAAAGTTTAGCTGATTCTAAAGTAGGAAAGTATTTTTTGAATATCTTATTTAGTCCTTCAGCAGAATAGTTTAGATTTTCTCTTGTAGCTTTAAAGTTAGCAGATTCGTGGCCACATTGAGCTAAGAAGTGAGCAAGTCTTAAAGATGTATCTACTTTGTAATTACTTTGAATAAAAGGAATTTGTGCAATTACCGAATCTGGTATATGCCCTTTTAGCTTGGTTAAATCTACCATAATAGTAAGTATAAAAATGTAATGAATCCAAGACCTATAAACAAACTATTAGGCTCTTTATACTCCTTAGCTAATTCCATAGACTTAGGGTCTAATTCGTATCTATTTTGTTGTTCGTTGTAGTTATAAAGAAGATAATTACCATTAGGTATTAGAATAGATGTTCTATTAATGGTATCTTTTGTAGGTTTAATCTTAGTGATTGAATCTATCTCTATTTTAAGCTTATCAATTTGATTTTTAGTATTCTTAAATACCACATTGATGTTTTCAGCTTGTTTCTTAGTCATTACGACTACTGTATCTTTACCCTCAATTCGTTGTGTCGGATATTGGCTCAATGCTAAAAGGGGTAGATTTATCAGCAGAATTAAACTCAACAACTGCTTTAGTTTCTTGTAATTCATTTTTTAGTTGTATTTTTTCCTCCTCTAAAGCTACTATGTTTTCTTTCATAGAAGATACTTTAGTAGAAGATATTTTATCAATTTGCTTAGTTAAAATATTAATTTTCTTTAATCTATCTTTAGATTTTTGCATAAGCACTTCTAACTCCTCACTTTTGGGGTCAATCATCTTTGGCGGTTGTGCCAAAACAGCAGTCATCAAAAGGACAAGTATAATACCTATTTTCATTTTAATATTTGTAACATTTCAACCTTTGAAATCATATAACCTAATGTAGAATCACTTTTTCTAATATGCTCTGTCAATTTATCAATCTTCAGATTCAACATTACTACTTCTTCATTACAGCTCTTAATTTGGTTAGTATAGTTTACTTTACCATCAATATACAAATAACCAATAGCCACAATAACAATAAATAACAACCCTTTAACTGGGTCTTTACTAAACTGCTCAAAAGATATTGGCATTGCCGAAGGGGTAACTTCAGTTTTCTTAACAGCCATTATTCTTTATCCTCCTTTTTACCCCAAATCTTATCTACTGAAGCCAATCCTAAGCATCCGAAGGCTAATAGTGCAACTGCATCTACAAGCTCCTTAGAAGGCACAAAATGGGCTTCTGTGAAAGAATTAGAGTACATAGTAATACACAAGGTTAAAGCACAAAAAATCCCTACAAACCTCTTAGAAGAAGGAGTACCTTTCTCATCTTTTAAAAGACCATTTAACCAATCTGTAATTTTTTTCATATTCAATGTTTCTATTACAAAAATAAAAAAAAAGTGCCTCAACTTTTAGCCAAGACACTCTTTAATATAGTATTATACTACTTTCCAGTTATTCTACTGGTGTCATTGTTGGAGCTTTTTGCTCTTGGTTTAAACCTAAAACATTGCCTAATTCGATTAACGCATCTGCAATAGCTTTTGCATCCTTTAAACTAAAAGCTCCTTTTTGTGTTGCGATATCAAGTCCTTGACCTACTATCGAATATATTTGTTCGTTTGTCATATTCAAAGTTACATTTTTATTCTATTTCTCCAAACTCAATATCGGGTTGGCTTTCAATAAACTCAATAGCCTTTACAATATTTGACACTTCGATTAAACCAAAGCAACCTTTTGAGATTGCAATATTTAATGCTTCTTTAATAATTTGTTTTGAGGTTTTGTTGTCCATAATTA